TTTTGCAATTCTATCTTCTATGTCCTGAGCAATCTTATCACGTCTTGATTTCTCTTGGTTCTCAATCGTAAGATAATGAGAACTCTGTCCTATTCCACTAAAGGATGGACTCTTAAATTTGTGTACTATCTCGTCTGAATTAACACTTATCGAGAATAGTAGTACTAACAATATCTTTTTCATATACATTTACCGTTTCAATAATTTTAAGACCTTTCTTAAAATTCTTATTGTCTGTCTTCCATGTGTTACTACCCCACCGTTCTGTCGGTGCAGGCCAATAACAAGTTTCACACCTATCTAAAGGTTCGTCACTATGTACATAATTATCAATATCAGTTGCATTAGACCAATCAACACCTTCAACCCTTTCATTCATGGTTATGGTGCATCTGTAAAGTCCTTCTTTAGATAACGATTTGCAATTATTCTTTTGATAACAACTATCCCAATTGCTTCTCTTGTCGTATTCTACGTTATCCCACTTCTCATTAAACTTGACAAATTCACCTTGAGGCCAATAGTCAATAGATGAGTTTGTAGAAATTCGTTTATCTAAACCCGTTTCCTTTAACTTACTTCTTATATCACCTAGTTCTGTATAGACTGATATAATTATTCGGTCATAACTTTTGAGAATTTCTAAAATGTGTTGTGTGAAATTTAAACCATTTGTAACAATGGCTAATGTTTCATAACAATCACTATTCTCTTTAAGGTACTCTGTAATTTCTTTGAGTTCCTTGTGTGTTGTAGGTTCTCCACCTAGAACTTTAAGTTCTTCAACACATAAATCTAATCTGTTAAAGTTTTCAATAATGTCTTTAACATCATTTAACTTTAAGTAGGGTATTGTTATCTTACCCTTAGTTTCATAATCTCCACCGTAATCTAAAACACTACAACCAGTGCAATGTAAATTACAAGCGTTAGTTATGTATAAATCATAACTACCTTTTAGTAGTTTTCTTTTTCTCATTTTCACGGTATTCTAAAACAACATCAACCTTTTCTTTTAATCTAATTAAATCTTGGTCTAACATTCTAGTTTGGTCTATGACTCTAATCAATGCAAAATGCATCTTCTCTATTTCGGGGTCTATGTGTTCACTAATGAAGTTCCACACAAAGTACACAAAATAACCTAGTCCAACCATCATAACAACTGGAAACCCATAATCAGTGATTAATTCTACAATCATTGGGACTTCTTGTTCCATTAGTCCCTCCTCACATCAAGTTTACCATCTTCTATAAAGTTTTCTGCTCTTGCAACTCTCTCTATATCAGGCCTTAGTTCTAAAGCACTTGACACTAACATGTCAATCTTAATCATTTCATTTGACATTGTTCTTGCACGATTCTCTAAAGATTCACAGAACATTGTTAGGGTTTTGATACTATCTACTATCCCTTCCATGATTTGTCTGATTATAAGAAAGATGAATACACCCATGACCAATGCCATTGCAATTGGAACACCCACATCACCTATCAAATCAAATATTGCTTCCATACCCTTATTTATATAAAAAAAGGGTGCATTTCTGCACCCTTCTACGAACTATTTTAAAAGTTACTTAACAGATGATATCTGTTTAATCACTTCTGCTTTAGTGCCAGATTTCTTTATCTTAATCGATTTCTTATCTGCAAGGTCAAAAAGTTGTTGTTTTGTCAACTTTTTTAATTCTGCAACTGATGGTGCTTTCGATTTAGGTTTAGAAACTGCAGCCTTAACTACTGGTGTCTGTTCTTTCTTACCGTTAAGTAAGTAGATGACAACAACAATTCCGACTAGTACTAGTATTGCATATTCCATAATATTCTCCTTTTATTTATCCAATAATGGATTTTTATCTTTTGCTTTACCTACGGCAAGCGCTAAGATTTCTAAGTATTTATACACTTTAGCCCACAACTTATCGTCAGCAGGTGTAGGTGTAATTGCTACTACGACTGAACAGATTGATATTACAATCGGAACAATCATTAATAGATTCCAAATTCCCATAACAAAGTCTATAATTCCTTGGAACATATATTCTCCTTTGTGTTTAAATTACCTATTATTTAGGGGTTTTGACTACCAATTGAGTATTTAGTTGTCAATTTCCATTCGGTTTTCTCTTTAAATGGGATGATTTTTACTTGTGAGAGTGGAACTATAGGAGTTTCTATCCTACTAGGTTCTAATACCTTTAAAAGTTTCCACTGTTGTAAAAGATTGCATATAGTGTTTCGTCTTCCTATATCACTCTCTTCTAAAGTTGTCGGCTTACCGTCAAGTCTAAACAACTCTTTAAAATGTACAATGTAATACTTACCTCTTTTGTGTAATATATGACATGATTGAAATAGTTCTTGCTCACGTCTTGAGGCAATACCGATTCTTGAAAGGGTTTCTCTAATTTTTAGAAAGTCGTCTCGTTCTTCGAAGGTAACTTCAATTAACTGTTCGACTAGTTGGTCTTGGTCATTCATTATCTTTTCCACCAGTTTTCATTCTTTTTTTCATAGTTCGAACATCACTGTCGGATAAGATACTCATATAGTCTTTTGCTTGTTTAGTACTTATCTCGTAATATTCTTTAATGACATCTAGTTTTTTACTCACATATGGTTTTTGCCATTTGGAGAACCTTTGTCTTTTCCTAAGAGTATTTAGGAAAAACAAGTATTGAAGACGGTTTTCAGTTCCGCTTCTGATGTTCATTTCATTAGAAAAAAAGACTGAATCTTGATGATAAGATAAAGCCTTGTTGGTTAAAAATGGTGCATATAATTTCTCTTCGATATTATCATACATAATATCCTTTTTGTCGGAGGAAACCGACTTTACGAAATCAAATGGGTTGGTCTTAGTCATTACTTCTTGCGAATGCATCTATGAGGTCTTTACCACTCAAAGCATGACCAAACATCACAACTTCATTGGTATCGAGAGTCCTTTTTACAGAACTATCGTTGTATTCAACGTCTAAGACATTCCTAGACCCCTTTGCAGTGTCTTCGGGTCGTGTGTCGTAATGCATGGAATCTAATGAATGTGCATGTACAGCCTTAACTCCCCTTGCCCATTCTTCTGCCTGTAATTTTGTTCTTTGTTTATTTACTCTATCTTCATATTGACTCATGTATTATCTCCGTCTCTATATTCTACACTATGTTTTGCAAACATTTTGTTTGCTTTTCTTTGCCATGATTTCTCTATTTGAATATCAAACCAGTTTCTAAACCATTGTCTTAACTTACCCATTATTTGAATTTACACTCCGACATAATCTCTGTTAGACATGCAGTAAAGTTAATCTCTGAATCCATTGCAAATGCAGATTTGTATTGATAGTCTGCAATCAGTAATACACATGCTGGAATTGAACTTGGTTCTAATCTCTTTTCAAGTGTATCAAATAATTTTCTGAATAGTGTATTGAAATCGTTATCACTATTCTGTCCTATCCATTTTCTCATTGCACCCCAGTTCTTATCTGCAATCATATCAACAAGTGGTGTTAGTTTCTCCTCGTTGAGAGTTGATAGAAGTCCTGTATCTATTTCTCCACCCACACCATATCTTTGAACCTCGTTCAGACATCTTCTGAAGTCGGGAAAGAACTTTAATATGAGTTCAACAAGAACTTTTTGGTCATACTTAATATTCTCTAAGTCACATATCTCCATAAGTCTTGCAAGAAAAACACTTGCAAGTCTCTGTTTATCATCAGGCGTCATTGTAAAATCGATTACAGTTGTTCTTGAATGTAGGGGTGGTATGATTCTATTTTTGTAATTACAAGTGAATATGAATCTACAGTTTGAAGAGAACTCTTCTATAAAGTTTCTCAATGCAGGTTGAACTGAATCTGCAGAAATGTAATCTGCTTCATCAAGTATCACAACCTTAGGGCCTCCTGCAAGGGATACAGTAGATGCAAAGTTTTTAATCTTAGTCCTAAGAGTATCTATGAGTCTTCCTTCGTCTGACCCATTGATTACAATATAGTCTGCACCAAGTTCATTACATAGTGCCTTTGCAACTGTTGTTTTACCAACACCAGCAGAACCACATAACATTAGATTTGGTATCTCTCCCGACTCTATAAAGTCGTTGAATGTTTGTTTGATTCTCCCAGGCAGGATAGTATCTTTGATTGTTTGTGGACGATACTTTTCCACATATAAAAATTCTTGTTTCATAATAAGAGTAAACCCCCCACCGAGTTTACAGTGCAGTCCACCCTTTGATGAGTATGGACTACTCCCGTATGCATTGCAGAGACTGGCACAATACTTACACTATTATATAGGTTAAATACCATACTTTGAATCGGGTTCCAATGCAATAAAGTACTCTAAATCAATATCTATGTTTTTAAAGTTAGATATACCTTTTGAAGATACTGAAACTTCATAGTTTCCATCTAACACTTTTAGATTTTCAATCTTAAAGTTCATTACATATTTTGTTCCGTCTCCCTCTCCAACGATTCTTGAGAACGTATTAGAGGTGGTGTTTTTCTTATCAGTTACTTCCAGTGATATTGTAGTACCATCTGACTTAAGAATTAAATCATTTACACCTAGTACACTTGCAGCCTTGTTCAAGTCTGTTAGAAGTGTAGAAGATAGATTAAAACTTATCTCTGCCTCTGGCATTGTAATCATTTTATCGGGTGCAGTTACCATACCTTCACTTGCAAAGAAATAGTTCATTGCAGAATGTTGGTCTGTGATAGATAATGAAGCATCATTGAACTGAAACTCGGGGTCTTCTAATAAAGAAGTTGCACCTAAGAATTCAGGCAGATTGTAGATACTGAAGTCTTGTGGAAAGTCTTCTGATATCGTTGCAACTGCAAGAATGTTTTTCATATTGGAAATGGTTTCCACCTTGTTTCCTTTTTTAACTCGTATACCCGAGTTGATTGTTGAGAAATTTTTTAGGACATTCCTCGTGTCGTTACTTATTTTCATCACTTTTTAGTCTCCTGTTTATCGTGAACATGAAGCATGAAAAGTGCATAGTGTAATACTTTAAGTAAATCAGCACGATTCTTGCCTCCCTTTTTACCGTATCGTTGAGCATACTTCATGATGTTCCCGATACAAAAACCTTCACCATGTCCACTGTCAATTATAAATTCAGTGGATTGGTACTTGTTTAAACTATAATGTTGGTCATAGGTGTTATCAATATAAGAGGACAATTCTTCTAGAGATTTGTCCTCGTTATATTTGTAGTCTATTGTTTTTTTCTTTTTACCGAACATACTAGTCATTATACTCTGAAGTGTCTGATTCGTCAATAGAGTTTTCTGCATTCAAGTCTACTCCAGCATCAATCTTGGAGTAGAGGTCGAGGATACTATTTCTAGTCTCTTCGTCAAATCTTGAAATACACATTGTGATTGACTTGAGTTTGTCATTGAACATTCTGAATGCATTGACAATGTGAACCAATCTTCTAGTCGTGACAACATCATCAATCGCACCTTCATAGTAGGTTTTTCTGATAATGTCAGCCCAGTCAACTAGTTTAGTGACGAACTCTGAATCAACTTCACCAGTCAATTCCATTTCCTTTGCAAGGATTTTTCTTTCAGTAGTCACTGGTGGATATTCCTGTTGCATTGTGATTGCAAACCTTTCCAACATTGCCTCATTCATGATTTGAGTTCCTATGAACTTTCCATCATCAGACCCTTGTCCTTTAGTGTTTGCAGTTGCAAGGATTGTGAAACCCTCTGCAGGTGTTACCCACTCACCAGTTTTCTTGATTAGGTATCCTTTACCTTCAAGAACTGATTGTAGACACATTAGTTTGTTAGAACCTAAGTCAACTTCGTCAAGAAGTAACACGGCACCTTTTCTCATTGCCTTGATAACAGGGCCTTCTCTGAAGACAACATTACCATTGACCAAAGTGTGTCCACCCATTAGGTCGTCTTCATCAGTCTCAATAGTAATATTAACTCTGTAAAGTTCTCTCTTCAATTGGGCACATGTTTGTTCAATCATCAATGTTTTACCATTACCACTTAGTCCAGTAATGAATACTGGGAAAAAGATTTTAGATTTGATTATGTTCTTGACATCTTTAAAGTGTCCGAAAGGAACATAGTTTGACATTTTCTCGGGAATGATTTTGACATTTTCGTCAAGCACATTCACTGATTCAGTTGCAGCGGCAACTGGCATATTATTTGTAACTGGTGTTGCAGAAATTGGTTTTGCAATTGGAGTTACAGTCTCGGGTTCATAACCACCGTTGTAACCACTAACAACTGCATGTAGATTGAATGTCAATCCATCTTTGAAATTGTATCTTGTGGATTTACACCAGTAAGGCATACCACCGACCTTCTCAAAATCTTCTCTAGTGAAGTTTGTTTGATTAGGGAATGTAGATATTAATGTTGATAGGAACTCCTTCCTATCGGGGGTGAAGTGAAACGGTTTCCCGTCTATGTTTATTGACTCACTTCTGTCATAACTTCTTTTACTCATATAGTCTCCTTGGTTAAATTAGTTTGTTTTCTCATCTTTTATAGTATACAAAAAAGTGGCGGGGATTGTCAAGCACTTATTTGATTGGTTGTAAAAGTTTTTCCATTTCATGTGAAATGCAGATATCCTTTTTTAGTTTTTTTCTGTAAGTCGTGAACTCACCATTGTTTACCCAGTATCTGAATGCCTTGCATTCAACCTTTTCTTCTGCACATTCGGATTGTCTTGGACACTCGAACTTTTGACATGGACTAGGGCCCACATCCATAACTGCATCTGCAAATGCACTGTAATCTGTATTGTGTGAAATGAAATATGATTCATCTATTCTTAGTGTATCTCTCATGTTAATTCTCCCATAACAAAGTTTAAGTCGTATGACTTGTGAAGTAGTGTAACTTCAAATGTGTCTAGCACAGTGTCGTATTCTACAAGATAAGGTGCTTCAACACCTTTGGTTTTTTTCAATAGGTCAACCCTATATGTGAAATCTCTATATCGATTTCTGTCTAATGTGAATGTTTCATTCATCATATCTTTACTTTCTATTTGCATCATGCAATCTCCTTTATAAATTCGTTAGTTAAAAATCTTGAAGTAGTTTTTGATTTCTGATTTCTTTTGAATGCAGCCATCACTCTTGTTTTCTTTGCATCTACTAAGTCGTCTGAAAGTTCATCATTCCCTTCAACACCAATAGCACTAGCAGATGTAATGAAGAGTTTGTTGTAACCTAGACAAGGTAGAACATAACCAGTTTTTCTAACTTCTTTCCAAACATCATCATAAGATAGTAATGGGTTGATGTGTGATAGTAGGTCATACAAATCTCTTTTCTTGGTTAGAACAAAGTATCCAGTAACTATTACATTACACTCTATTGATATCCACTCTAAAAGATTTTGTGTGGTTTTGAATGAGTTACTACTGTAACCACCATGTTCACTTAGGTCATAAACTCTTTTTGAATATGGGTCAATAAGTTGTCTTAACATTGGAGTTCTCCAACCCATGTCATTATCTCTCTGACTGTCCACTGAATCTTGTTCTTCTCTAGTTTGTTGGAGTAAGTCACCTTGATGTGAATATCCATCAGTGATGATTGTTAGTATTGATTTCTCAATTGAATACTTACTGTTGAATTTAGGAAGTAGTTTTCTCAATGCGACCAAAGATTGGTCAAGAGGAGTACCACCCAGTCTATAGTTTCTAGGCCCTGCATGAGTGTCGAAGTGAACGTAGTATGAGTATTCTTTATCCATCATATCTACACTACCAAACAGGTTGTTCCATTCATCAATCGCCTTCTCGACTTGTCTACCCGAGACTTTAGAGAAATGGAAGTTTGTCCACTTAGTACCTAAACACTCTAACATTTTAGTCCATTCTTTGTTGGACATCTCATCTGAAGCAACAGTCAATAAAGAAGTGTAGTCACTTCTGTATGACCAGTAATCATCTCCAGCCATATATGAATCTGAAAATAGATACATTCTGTGTGGGATGTTTACTTTTCTACAGAACATTGCAAGTATAATAGTTTGTTCAATCAAGTCTGATGCCTGGTCTACAATTGAACCACTCCAATCTAAAAGAACATTGACACCATGGTTTTGACCCTCTGGCAAATAGAGTGCCTTTTTGAAAACATCTTCTACAATCTGATACTTTGCAAGTCTATTCATATCTAACTTACCAGTCTTACCAGTGTATGCAAGTTTACTTCTTTGTGCAGTTTGTTTCATATCGAATTCTTTTGCCATGTGAGCAACAAGTTTTTTGTTTTTATCAACTAGATACTTAGCAGCAAGTTTTGACCTTGCAAACTGTTTGTCTTTACTGGTATCTTCAGTAGTTGACCAGTGTGTATCCCAATCCTTAAGAACTTGTTTGTAAGAAACTTCAATTGAATCTATATCTTCTTTTCTTTCAGAGAAGACTTTACCCAAGTCATGTTGAGATGTAATTTTTACAGTGTCTGAAATGTAATCCCCTTCATTGTTATGTGCAGCGTGTTCAGTGACTGATTCTCTTGCACCGTCTTGTGGGTCATAAGAACCATAACCCAGTCCACCTTTTTGACCAGTTTCTTTAGACTCTTCTTCATCAGTCAATTCAGTTTCAGTTTCATTTGAATCTTCTTGACCAGTTGAATCTCCTTGGTCAATGTCTTCAAGGTCAGGCATAGAATCACCACCACCTGTAGAACTTTCCTGTTCTTCAGAGCCTTCTTCTGATTCCTCATCACCCCATGATTCTGATTCTTCATCTTCGTCTTCGTCTCCACCGATTTCAAGTGTTTGTGGAACAATATTTTCATCAGTCTCATCTCTAGTCTCATTCTCTTTAGACCATTCGTAAATTTCAGTTGCAACTGCCTCAACATCTTCCCATGTCTTACAAGCATAACACTTGTCTAGAAAAACTTGTTCTTCATCAGTCAATTGAATTTGAACTCTAGAACCAACCTTAGTTATAAGATTGATTTTATCAATCAATGAAAGTTCTTGTAGGTCTCTGTTTTTAATACCGAAGAAATCTTTTTCCATAAGTTCATTGTAAGCAGCGTAGAATGACTTCCTTAGTCCTTGGTATCTCTCTTTAATTGCACTTTCAATTCTTACATCTTCCACTACATTAAGGTAACCCTTAAGAGTCTTATTCTTTTCTAATGCACTATGAACACCTTCATAAGGTGTGTGTAATGCATGTCCAACTTCGTGTCCCATGAATAGGTCATAAAGTTCATTACTGATATCATCCTTGAAAGTAGGACATGCAAGGATTCTATTCTTGATATCAAAATATGCAGTAGGTATGTTCCTATGCACAATAGTTAGGTTCTCTGTCGCCATTAGTTTAGCGAGTTGGTCTTTTTGGTTTCTTGTTGTTTTTGTCATGTTTATAGTATACTAAAAAGTGGCAGGGATTGTCAAGCCGTGGTAAATTTTCTCCATGATTTGGAGAAGTTTTTCATTGGGGTTTTAAAGATTATCTCTTCTTTAGTACCCTCTTTAATATAGCCAACCAGTTCCATTTTCTTGTTGACTATGTAAGTATTGCTGGGAAATTTCCAATCAGTTATTTCTTTAAGATAAGTATTCATTATGCGACCAACCTAGTGTATGGTTCATAACAACCACTCACACCAATTGCAGAGTTATCACAACCTCTACCGTCCATCCATATTTCTAGATTAATATCTTCATAACAATCAGAAGAGAATATTTGTCCTATGAAAGTAGTATCTAAATTAGTCTCATATACATTCTTACCTATTCTACTGATAGGTTTTACTGCGATATGATGAGGAGTAACCTCTTCGATTATTGCAGTGGTTGTTACACCATTTAAAGTATATTGACAGGTATCTAACCCAGTTTCAATGTAATTCGTATCTAACATTAAATGCACCTCGCTTCTTTTCTAAGTTCGAACAGTTTTGCAATGAAACCATTTGCACCACCTGTAGGACTTGGTACTTCTGCAATACCAAATTCGTTTTCAATTGCAAAAATTACATTCCAAATATCCTTATCTGCCATAGATAGGATATCTTCCATAATTTCTTGATTAATGTTGTCGTTGTGAATGTTTGACATGTTATCTCCTTTTTTCATTATATACATAGTATACAAAAAAGTGGCGGGGATTGTCAAGCGTTACGAAGTCTGTAGTGGTCTTTTTCTAAGTCTTTAGTTCTATCATCTGTAATGATATTATCGGGATTTGTGGAGAACCACATTGAGATAGTGTGTCTTGAATTCCTTCGAACAGGATACACACCATGTTCATGATACAAGCCTTGAAACAAGATTCCTTCTCTTGCAACTGGTTTGTGTACATAATTGTCTTGGTCGGGAAAGTATGTCTCCCCACCTCTAAAATTTTGGTTTAAGTATAGTATGAGTGTCCATTCTCTACTTGGTTTATCTTCTACAATATCATTATCTAACTCTACTTGAGAGTATGTGTCTAAGTGTGGAGTTTGTACACCACCTATATCCCACTCATTTATTGCAGTCATTTCAGGATATACCACTTGGTCTGAATGCTTACGAATTTCACCAACTGATTGGTATGCTATACGGTTGAATATATCACGAACCCACTGGGTGTGGATGTGTATTATATCTATTGCACGGTAATCTGAACCGTCTCCAACACTCCTAAGATGCTTGTGAGTTTTGTGGAAGTGAATCAGATTCCTTGACTGACTCTCCGTCAACATGTTCGGAATCTTTAGCAGATTGAACTTGTTGGATGTATTGTGCGATTGCTTGTCGTTTTTCATACTCTATTCTTTTTCTCTTTTCTTTAGGACGTGCTTTCAATGCACGGTCTAGTTTCAATTTGGATGCACGTTGTAAGAACACTATTCCATTTAAGTGGTCTATTTCATGTTGGGCACATCTAGCACCAATTCCATCCAACAGTGTTGAATGTTCTTTACCATCCGAATCATGATATTTTATTTCACAAACTCTAGGTCTCTTTATCATAAGATATATATCGGGAAATGAGAGACAACCTTCTTTAAGTAAATCTGTTTCTTGAGATACTTTGGTAACTTCGGGATTGAAGAATGATTTATTACCATCTTGTGTTCTCATTACAAAAACTCTTGCATCTAAACCTACTTGGTTTGCACTCAATCCTAGACCACCGAATCTATCCATGGCCTCAGATAGTTTTTCTTCTATTTCTTTTGCATCATCTCTTTCTTCAAAGTCAAATGCAACTGGGGGTGTTCTTAAAACTCTACTTGCTTCTTCAATCAATTCATACATTATCTATCTACTACTCCACTATATTGTAATTTTAACATACTAAATTTTGCCAATCTTCCTAGTGTTGCGAGTTTCTTACCTTCTCTAACTCCTGCATCACTTCTAATTGTCATCTTCAGTTTCTTCATTTCATCGGGTGTATCTATATCTATAAACCATTCTTGAACTGATGCTTTATTTAGATATGCTTTAAAACTTGTGACCAGTGGTAATAATGATGCAAGGTCGTCCCCTTTTTGTTCTGCTGTTTTACCTACTGCTTTTACTAATATTAGTGGAACTTTTGCAGGTTTTTGTAAATTGAAATTATCATATACCCAATTTTTGAAATCTTCTAGTGATAATTCATTTAGTGCTTTACACACATGAGTTCTTTGTATTCTTACCATTGCAGCATACAAATTGTTAGACTCTTCTTCATTTTGAAGATGGTAAT